GAATTGGCAATGCGTTTTCAAAGATACCAGCGTTACCGATGCCAGTTGTACCACGGAATTGTATCTCAGTGTAATCGGTGTTGTCCGTGGCTCTCCACGTACGAGGAATACCGTGCTCAACAAACAAGCCAGTTTCGTGACCAATGGTGACTTCGGAAACGTCACCCTTGTAGTATGCACCAAAGCCACTCATGGTATCAACTCCGCCAGTATGACAACCTCTACTTGGAAGGTGTGACGGAACAACTTTTTGGTTCTGTCGCTCAAATCCGTGCGTACTTTCAAAATCATGCGGTCAAAGTTTGCGCCGTCACCTTTTCGACTAACGTGGATGATTCGCCTCATTTCGTCTTCCATCTTTCGTAGGCGACTGCGACTCTTGACCGTACGCATATCGACAGTGATGTTCACTCGTGTTGTGACGAAGTTGTACAGCAAGTCTGGCACTTCTTCGTTCAGCGCTGTCTCGTAGCAAAGAATGTAGTCATGCCGTTGAAGGTCAAGGCGCTTACCTCGCTCTGGCCCATCGCTGGCAATGTCAAGGACAATAGGCTTGACGTTGTCCGTATTGGCTCGATTCCACCCAGTCTTGGCGACCGAATCGTAATCGGCTTTGAGCAAATCAACAACCGTTTGCAACGGTTCCTTCCAATCCGCCGTCATAAGAAGGCCACCACTTCCTTGTAGCGAGACAAAATGTCCATGGCTTCTCTACGCCATAGTTGTGCTTTGGAGCCGAGGTCAATGTTCTGTGTACCTTCTGGTATCAGAACACTGCGGTCATCAGCCATGAGCAGTTCACTCGCTACAAGTTTCGTGGCCGCTTCTTCGATTGCTTTCTCGACATATCGCTCGCCATAAATGTACGTCGCCTTGACAGCGTTCCATTCAAAGAAAGGATATGAGTTGTTGAAATAAACAATGCCCATCTCATGGTCAATCCACCAATCACGAAGTCTTGCTTGGTCACCTGTGGCTATGCCTTGATTCGATGTTTCTCCACTAACGGCATCTACGACAGTCGTCGTGTCAGTACCTCGCAAATCCAATTTGAATTTATGCTGTGTAACAGTGTAGTCTACTGAATTTGTTATAGCATCGCCTGCCAACAAAACCACGCCAGTAAGTCCAGTCACGTTGAGTCCAAACGCTTTGCCAGTGTATCCTATAATGCTGACATCAGTCGAACCGACTTTCTTTGCGACTGCTACACCGTAGTCGGCAAATTCAGTTTCACCTGCGACAGCAAACGTACCACCTGATGCAGTACTGTGCTGCATGGTCTTTGTGACCGTGCTTACTTGTGAAAGTGTCATGGCAGTGTCCTGCTTTTCGCTGTCGTACAGTACGATTGTCGCTTGCTCTCCACCCTTAGTCGGTTGCATACTGGTAATCTTGATTTTACCGTTGCCGTAATCAGCATTGGCGCTGGCTATGAATTCGTTATGAAGATGAACTGACGATGTTCCTGTCGATGATGAGCCGTCAGGTAAAGTATAGGTTGTACCGTCTGGACTGTCAGCGTTGGTGGTGAACGTTACGTTACCACGATTGACCCTGTTCTCTTTGTTGATGAGGTCAGCGATGTTTTGAGCAGTCGTGACTCTGTTAAACGAAGCATTCCACTGCTGTGTCCCTGACCCTTGTCCGAGTTTAGCAAAGCCACCGCCTCCGGGTGACATAAAGATAGTAAACGAGGATGCTTCGTTGTGGTCTACGACTTCTACACGAGCCTCAGCACCGCACAACTCTGTGTAATCCTCACCTTGCCATATTTCGATACGAAGCATCTGTTGCACGTTTCTGAACAAAAGAGGCGTTGTACCGACGTAATCCGTATAATATCGACGACGATATGGCTTGTATGTGTCAAAGTTTATGTACTCGGCTGCTGCCAAATAAGGTCGCCAAGCATTGTGCGTGTAGTTGTCAATGCGGTCTTGTATCTCCCTGATACGTGTGTTGATGATGTTCTTGGTCACACCACGACTCTTGCCGTTGGTAAAGATGGTTTTGTTCTGAATGACCGTGTTCGCTGCTGTCGTATAATTCGCAGGCGTAGCGATGGTCGTTGGAAGTTTGACGTACTTGGTACCGCTTACATCCTCAACTGCTGGAGCAGTGATTGTGAATTCTGTTCCCAAAGGGTCGAGGTCGCTGTAGACAAAGATAGCGTCACCGCTCTCAAAACCATGCTCTCGCAAGTCTGTACCTGTGATGTAGAAGCCTGTGCTCGCTGCGTCAGCCGCTCCGTCTACAGGTTCACCCGCAGCAATGCCAAGGAGTTGTCCAATCTTGTCTCCTGTCGTGTACACGATTGCCTCAGGGTCGAGTGGTCGAGTCTCAGGCTCACCGGGTGAAAAGACAACTGGCACGATTAACACTCCTTCTTGCTGAGATTGAAGTCCATTGCTTTGTGACAAGTCCTGCACTTATCGACCCAACAAAAGTAAAGCATTCCGCAGTGCTTGCAACGTGTACCTGAACCAATGTTCAGTACGTCGCCTGCGTTCTTGTTTCGGTTACGTTGCTTGAGCGTCACGCCTGCAAGGGGGTCTTCTTCGTCGGTTCGGACAGAGGCACCGTACGACTCGTTGAGCCTGATGCCTCTCTTTTGCAAACGCTTAATGTCGTCAAGGCCAAGGCTACCGAAGGACTCCATGCTTTCACCTCGTTATCACGAGGTTACGACTACCACATAGAGGTTTCCCAGCATGAGGTATGATGTGATACCTTCAACAGTCTTACCGCTCGTGTAATCGTCCAATACCTTCTGAACTCCTCCCGCAACGGCTGCGCCAGTTTCTTTGGCGTCCGAAGGTTTGAATTCAAACACTTTGGTATCCGACATCAGTTGTCACCTCAGCGACGACCGATTACGAGGAAAGTTCCGGCGACTACATTGCCACCCGCTTGACCGGGAGTGATTGTAATCGTTGTGCTTGCGAAGGTTGCGAAATCAAACGTCTGTGTGACAACGATGTCGGATGCATCGCCTGCTGAGCCTTCTTCAACTGGTTGAGGAGAAGTAGAACTCGGATTGACGACGATTGCGTCAATACTGGTAAGCGAACTCGCTAGTGCAATTGTCACTGCACCAGCGCCATCACCAGCAGTATAACTGCCTGTTACTACTATTCGGTCACCAAAGTAAGTTGGTCGGGGGTCAATTGTTGCTGTTGTGTTTGCCATTATTCTTCATCTCCTGTTGTTGTTGTTTCTACCTGCACCTCTTCGACCACTGGTTCTTCGACCACTGGTTCAGGTGCTGGAGGGTTAAGTGTGCTCTCGACGAGTCCGAGCAGTTTTGCCTTTGTAGCATAGCCACCGAACTCAACACCCTTTGCGACGAGCCAAGAAGAAATGTCTTTCTTGGTCCAGCCTGCATCAGGTAGTCCGTCTTCTCCGAGGTCTTCGGTTACACCTTCGTCGCCTTCGACAAGGAAGGCAGTTGGGTTGCTGCAAATCGGAATTCTGTACTTGTCAAGCCATTCCTGACTGACTTCGACAGGTTCCTTGCGAATCCAACTGTCTTTGTTGTCTGGGCGCTTACGATATACCGTAGCCCCTACGTAGGTTACTGTAGGCAAGAAGTCTCACCTCAGTTGAGTACGATTGCTGTGACGGTTCCTGCTCCACCAGCAGTTTCACTGTGAAGAGTGAGTCCCGGTAGAGAGCCACCAGTCTTAGCGAAAGCGGCTGTGCCTTCGTTGGTAAATGTAGCAGATAGTACCTTGTCGGCTACTGCGAAAGTAGTACCGAGAATACCGATAACCTTTGAAACGCCTGATGTGAAAACCATCGTTTGCTCATCAGCGTCAGCAAGTGTAAATGCGACTGTTATCAATCGCATACTGCCAGCAGCGTTACCGTCAGAGTTGGATGCGAGGAAACCAGTTAGGGTACCCGGATAGTCTCCGCCGGAATTGCCGTCCAACCACGCAGTCTCATCGACTGGGGTTCCTGTTCGCAAGTCGAGGTCCAAGAGGACATCGACTGTTCCGTTGCTAAAGTCACCGTCTTCGTAACTAATTGTAATGCCTTTGTGTTCTTCTGTTCGTGTTGCCATAATTCATCATCTCCTGTGTTGTTTCTCCATCAACCCTCAAGACAAGTCTCGGATTGAACCTTGACCTCCGAAGAAAGTAGTCCAAACTTCACCCATTGTACGGTAAAGTCCCTCTTGACCGAGGCGGTTAATGGCGAATGGGTCACCGGTCTCAATACCGCTTTCAAAGTACTGAGTTGGCTTAGCAGTGCAGAAGTAGAGGTAGTCGGTATCGAGCATGTAGATACGGCTGATACCGTCGCTTGCCATCTCCTTCGTTGGAATGATTGGGACACCGTTGTATGTTGCAACAATGAATCCTGCCTCGACACCGGGTACACCCTTAACACCGTTGAAAGTAGGAACAACTCGCTTCTCTTCCATGAAACGCTGTTGCGCTTGGAGGAGTTGCTGAATTCGCATCAAGGTGTCATATCCAGTGAGCATAACCTTAGGGTTACCTCCACGTTCCCAAATGAGACGGAAGGTTTCGTCAAGGTGGTCGAGCGAAAGGGTTCGGTTTGTCGAACCACTGTCAGCCGAGTCCTCAGCGAAAGCCCATGTGTTTGCACTTCGGTCGATGGAGTAGATGTCTTCATCGTTTGCATCGTAGTGTGTACCGGATGTCATCGAGTTGTTACCAGTGGTGATTCGGTCAAGTGACTCAAAGTCGTTACCGGCTACGGTTGTGACGTCCTCAGTAAGCATATCGTTGATGTGCTCTGCGTGGTGCTTACCCATCTCTTCCTTCAAGACACTGCGGATGTCGCCAAGACCGTCGTCCTTGTCGTTAAGGAAGATTGCAACTTCGCTCATGTCGAACGAGTGAGCAATGGTCTTTGGCTTTGCAGCGACGTTTTGGAAGGTAGGTTTGGTGGTGTCAGGTAGTGTACCGTTCTCTGCGATACCGCCGCCAACAGCCTTTGAAGGCTTAGCGGTGACAACACGCCATCCACTTCGGTCCCAAGGCTTCTTAGGAAGGATAGAGAATGCGTTGAATTCTTGGTTTAGTTGTGACCAAACCTTGCGTCCGTAGATTGCTTGGTACGTACCAGCAGTGGTGCTCAAAAGCGGAGCGTCCGCCTTGAGTAGTTCTGAACCACTGTAGGAATAGCCGGAAGAACTTCCTGCTCCGTAGTAGTAGCGTTCCATGTCGTTGATTGTTCTCATGTAGTTTCGTGCCATAATTTTCATCTCCTAATTGTTTTCCACCCTCAGGCTTCAAGCCTCAAAGACGCTCCCGGCCAATGCGTGTACATCAGCCCAGTCCATGTTGGCAAGGTCCGTAGTAGACGGGACTTCGACAGTGGAAACGGATTTACGAATATCAGCGCTCTGTACTGGAGCATTGCTGATGTTGTCGATTCGGGAACTCAAGTCACCAAGAGCCTTCTCGATGTTTGCGAGAGGAGTGCGTGCATCGAATGAAGCAGCCTCTTGTGCTTGTGCCTCAGCGTGGAGTTCTTTATGGAGTCGGTCAGCAAAGACGTTGCCCAAGTTGCTCTTGAATTGCTCTTCAAGTGCAGCAGCCTTGTAAACCGAGTAAGCAGCCTCCAAGTCGCTTGCAGTAACGTCGCTTGGGTGTAGGTAACCCTTTGCAACTTCTCCACTACCGCCACTGTTGAGTTTGCCGATAGCGTTGGTTGATGGGGAGCCACCTTCTTGGGCTCGTCCCTTAACTTGTCCAGCGAAGTAATCAGCACCGTCTCCGATTTGTTCAGGGGTGCTACCGAGGTTCGCCTTGCTGATGTTGTCAAAGTGAGCACGAGCGTTGCCGATGTCTACGCCTTGAGATTTCAAGGTGTTTTCCATCCAGTTCAAGTATTCGCTGGAAATGACGTCAGAGTATTCGCCCTTTGCCATTTCGCCTTTGTTCTCTGCACTACCGTACATTTTTTCTTCTTCATCTTTGCCAGCCATTTGCTCACCTTTGTCTTCGTCTTTGTCGTCGTCTTTCTTATCAGCCATGTGCTCTTTCAGACCTTCTGGCATTTCGCCCTTTTCCATTGCGTCAAGTCGTCCATTCAATCTGTCCAATACACCTGATAATTCGTTCAATACGTTGTCTTCGTTCATATGTGTGTCCTCCTTCAATATACGGAATGTCGCCTCCGGGTTTATGCCTTTTTCGCAAATGGTCACTTCGTGAAGTTCCAGTTTGGAGATTTCTGTGTAGTCACCATGTTCTTGGTCACTCTTTCGCATTCGCTTGAATGCTTGTCCTCCAATACTGAAACCACGTAGGGCCCCTTTGCGAATCTCATTGGCAACTTCTCGTGCCTTTTCGATGTCATCTCGTACTTTGATGACAACGAACATACCAGCATCATCGACGCCAGACTTCCAAACACGACCATCTGAGTCGGTGTAGGAAGGAATAACTTGTCCAACTTGGATGTTGGAATGTGCGAGTTGTACGTTGCGGAATCCATCTGCCTTCAT